GATAGAGATTTTAGAAGATATATGGTATGGACATTTGTTCTTATTTTGTTCTTAATCGTTTCCAAGCTTGCCATTGCTGGCGAAAAAGTGTATTATAATGATATTAAGACTTTGAAACCTGGTGAAGTTGATGACCAGTATTGTTATGTTAAGATAGTAATTACAGAGAAAGATGATGTTGTTACTAAAGAAGAAATTTTGGAGTGTGCAGACGGCCGTAAGAGATTTGATAGTCCTGGTTATTGGGAGATGTTTGCTCAATTCTATTACAGAGATGTCAACACACCAGAATATTGCAGGTTTTATTCAAGACCTGGCCATGCTTTTAAGTCGTTCGGAAAAGTGTGCATGAACAAGAACGGTGAATGGGAGGTAAAATAATGATTAGAAACTTAATTATTATTGCTCTAGTAGTTTTTATATTTACTAAGACGGATGTTAGTGGTGCAGATATTATTAATGTAGCACAATCCACGCTTGACAAATTACAAGAACTACTGTATATTATGAAGGAGAAAGTGTAATATGAACAAATATGTGAAAACAATTGGTCTAGTAAGTATGATTGCTCTTATGAGTGCATGTTCTAGTACCAGTTACAAAATCAAGAAAGAAAGTAGTAATCAATTGACTACTGTTCCGTCTTGGTACATGGCAAATATCAATGATACAGACGCTTGTGACTTATCTACAAACTTGATTGGTCAAGTTAAGAAAGAAGATAAGAATAAACAATGTATCTATGGTGTTGCTACATCTGTATCGCCAGACCTACAACTTGCTATTGAAAAGGCAAAGATGTATGCTAAGTCTGAGATGGCAGATATAATTATGGGTAAAATGAACAAACAATCAAAACAATTTATTACTGAGTTAGGTAAAACAGAAACTAAAACAGTTGTAAGTGAAGTTGAGAGTGTTCTAGTGAATGTAATCAAAGATACACCAGTGAGAGGATATGAAATCTTTGCTCAAGATGTAACCCTTACAGATAAAGGTTATTATAGAGCATGGGTTGGTTTAAGATTGCCTCTTGGTGAGTACAATAAAATGTACAACTACAATATTGAACAGGCTACAGATGCTTTTAATTTAAAAGAAAAAGCAAAAGTCGCTTTCAAGAAAGTGTTAGAAAATGGAAACAATGACAATCCAGATATACAGTAAACCAAACTGTACATATTGCGATAAAGCAAAGTCTTTAGTAAAGAAACTTGGTATGACATACGAAGAAAAGATTTTTGGTAAAGACTTTAAAACACCAGAAGAACTGTATGAGGCAGTAGGTAAACAAGTACGAACCATGCCACAGATTAAGATTGATGGTGAATTAATTGGTGGTTATAATCAGTTAGTAGAATATTTTACTGAAAAAGGCCTTGTAAATTTTAAAGGCGAACTAACGAATGGATGATGACAAGAATAATATTGTTTTGTTCCCAACGAACAGAATAGTAAATAAACCAAAAGATGTTGACCCTAAAGTACATCAAAAAATTGTTGATGAACAAACAAAAGAGTTTGTTGAGGGTACAGTAGATGATATTGCCTATATGTTATTAGATAAATTTATAGCTGCCGGTGTAAAAACTAAAGAAGATAACTTCACACAAGACCTTGCTTTAGTTATAGATGCTATTAGAGGTTTACTTTATAGAGACTTTAAGAAGTACCACCCAGCACAAGCTTTATCAGACAAAATGGTCAATGTGAAAATTAGTCGTAATGGCAACAAGTCAGCTAGATTAGATTATTCACAAGTGTTAGATGTAAAACATAAACCACATAAACCATTGTCAAGAGACATAGAGGACGAGGTCAGAGATTTGTCAGATATGGATGATATATCTTTTACGCCAGATTTCGACATAGACCCCGATAATGATAATAAATGAATTCAGACTATCAGACTATTATAATACGCTCTGCTAGTCGAATAGTTGGTGAACTTAAAACACATTTGAAAGGAGGCCTTTATGGTCAATTATATAATGAACATGTTTAATCAAAAAGGAGAAAACAACATGGCAAGAGCTAAAATGTCTAAAACAGAAAAGGTAAGAAACCTTTTCTCTAAAGGTCAATCTGTTACTTGGAAAACTCTAAGAAGCAAGTTTGACTTAACTTCACCAGCTGCAATGGTTGGTAAATTGAGAAATGAAGGTATGATGATTTATGAAAATAGAACATCTGCTGGTGTTTCTTACAGAGTTGGTACACCATCAAAAGCGATTATCGCTGCTGGTCAATCCGCTCTATTCGGTAAACAAGGTTACGCTTCAGCGTAAATCTAAATATTGGGGAGGCCGACCGAAGGCGGCCTCCTCACACTCCTTGACGGATAAATAATATTACTGAACTGACTAAGGAGAAATTATGGTTACACAGAATCCAAATTTAATGTCAAAAGAAGCCATGCAGGCTATGACAAATACATCAGGAAGTGGTGAAGAATTGCTTTCTGAAATTCTACAAAAAGTTAATAACGCAAAAGATAAACCCAAAAAGATTGCTGTATTGCGAGACAACGATAGTCCAGCATTACGAATGTTATGTAAAGGTGCTTTTGACCCTAATATCAAATGGGCATTACCGAGTGGTACACCACCTTTTATAGCAAATGAGGCTCCGAAAGGAACTGAACACTCTCTATTGAAAAATGAAAGTAAAAGATTGTGGCATTTTGTTGATGGTGCAGATAATGACACCACAAAAACTCAAAAAGAAACTATGTTTATTCAAATGTTAGAGGGTCTTCATAAAGAAGAGGCAGATTTGTTAATCAATGTAAAAGATAAGAAGTTAAATAAGGTTTACAAAGGTTTGACAGCGGCTGCCGTTCAAGAGGCTTTTGGTTGGGACGATAATTTCATGCAAAAAGAGAACAATTAGAGAACATTAGGTGTGGCGTATATGTCGCACCTCTCTAAATTGTTGATATTACTTGCTAATTAAATCAAAAAAAAATCAAAAAAGTGCTTGCCTTGGTGGTGTTTATAGTGTATTATGTACATATAAACGATAACAAAGGATAAATTATATTATGAAAAAGTTGATTTTAATACTTGCTGTTTTGTGGTTAGGCTTAAATGCCTTTGCAAAATCAGTACAAGCAGATGAGTACAACAAAGCTGTTGTTGCTAATGTAATCACAAATCATAAAATCATAGACCAATCAGAGGTCTTAAAATCAGAAATGCAGAAACTTGCCTATGTAATGATGTTACAAATGGCTGATACATTAGAAAAGACAATGCCATATATCATAGACGAAATTACTGCTTCATTAAGACAAGAGAGTGACAAGTTATATAAGTGCATGTTGTTAGACGGTACGAAAATAACTGATAAAGAATGTCAATAGCACAAATGTTACAGACGCTATATACATTTGTACCACAAGAAGTCATATTGATACTTTTAGGTGGTATTACAAGTTTTGTTATGTTAGAGATAGCAGATAGAAAAACTAAATTTAAAAATAAAAGAAAATGACAAAACCTACAAGTAAAAAAACAAAGTACGATATACCAGAGATACCATTTACTTATGATTTTTATTTGGTGTATTGGGAAGATATCCAGAGCGATAGTGCCTGGAAATCATTGAAAGAAATTCAAAGAATGAAACCGGCAACTTGTGTATCTACTGGTTGGTTAGTAAAGAAAGATGCCAAGGTTCATGTTTTGATGAGTGACTACAATTATGATGATAATGGCGAACTCGCTGATGGTGGTAACACAACAGTTATACCAACTAAGAATGTCATTAAAAAATTCAAAATTGCAGATTTGTAAACCCTAGAGAGAGGATATATTATGCGAAAATCAAAAGAACTAGACCACCACCTGAAGTCTATCATTGACGCTGTACCGGCAAAGATTGAAAAGTTTGCCGCTGGTATGGACAAAAAGATGACTTATTATACCGGCAACTGGCAAACAGATGTACTCAATAATTATACATTGAAACAATCTGAAAAAATCTTTAAGAAGATGAGCAAGTTTATGGATGATGAGCGACTAGCATTTGTTCAAAAGCGTAACAAAGATATTCAAATTGGTTCTTGGTCTGAATACGGCGAACAGGCACCAGAAACAATATCAAGTTTTGAGTATATTGTTATGAGAAGGATGCCTCGTGGAAGTTAAAAAATTTATTAAGAGAGCAAAATATATTGCTCTCTTTATTTCTATAGGAGTTGTGGTGTTTATTGTAGGTAGTTTTAATCCTAATCAACACACTATCAATTCAATCACCTTGAAAGTAGAAAAAGAATTTACACAAAAGGCACAGGCTCTTGGTCTACACGAACCATCATTTGAGTTTAACAATGATGATGAATTTGTTGTTGCCATGAATAAGTGTATTGACTTTGTAAACTTTCAAACAGAACCACATTTAAGAATACCTAGTGAGATGATTATTGGTCAGGCAGCCTTAGAGAGTGCATGGGGTACATCTAGGTTTGCAAGAGAGGGTAATAATTTATTTGGTATTCGTACATATGATACACAGGTGCCACATATGTTGCCTCAAGGTGTCAAAAAGTGGAAAGGTTGGGGTGTTAGAGTATTTGAAAGTAAATGTAATAGTGTTAGATTTTTTGTAGATTTACTTAATAATCACCATGCATACGAAGACTTTAGAAAAACTAGAGCAAAGATGATGCAAGCAAATCAACCACTTGATGGTACTATATTAATTAAAACATTGACTAAATATTCTACCACAGACAATTATGCTGATTTAGTTATCAGTATAATAAAAAGATTGAGAGGTGTAGAAGAGTAAATGTTTGGCATAATTTTAACATTTATATCAGCCATATCAATATCAGTAATAGCCGCTGGTTATTCTATTATTGGTTTGGCGACTATTTTTGCAGGCGCTTATGTTCCTATTATTGCAATGGGTAGCGCCTTAGAAGTAGGTAAACTTGTAGCCGCCAGTTGGTTGTATAATAATTGGCGAAACAACTTAGTACCTAAAACTATAAAAGCATACTTGACAACTGCTGTTATAGTTTTA